CTCTTTCTTGAGCGGCGAAGTTAAACGCAACCATATTTCTAATTTCTTCTAATGATGGTTTGTCCGCCCCACCAATTGCGGCGGCTACGTTAGACGCAGTTAAAGAGTTAATAACTCGTGTGTTGATATTAGACGATGGTCCTGTTACCGAAAAATCATAATCACCTAAGTCGTTTAATGAATTAACACCTACGTTAGATGTTATACCACCACCAACACGATATTTTATAAATAAAGTAGTGTTTGGTTTAACTGATTTACCTAACGATAAGTTATTTGTGAAATCTAATAAATCGTAACTTCCTTCTAAGTCAACGAAAGTATCGAATTGGTCTTGAGCCGATGTATTACCACCACCAAAAGTCACAAACGCAAATCCTTCAGGAGTAAACTCAGATATAAATCTTCTATCAACTGTTTTATACTTACCCCTTACAACACCTGGTTGGTCTGAAGGAGATGTCGGGTCTTGAGTAAAAATTCTATCCTGTGATAAACTTTTAACCTCATACCACTTATTTTTAGTTTTTCTAAATTCTGCATCTGACGGTACTGTACTAAATGTTGTTCCTTGTTTTTCTATAACATCCACAATCCCTAACACATCTTCATCCGGTAGGTATAATCTCATAAATGGTTTAACATCTGAAGGTCTAATAACTTTTTTAAACACCTTTGTTACCCCATTAACAACAACCTCTCTTTTTGTTATATTATACGATAATATTGTCCCCGAACCATCAACTATAGGAATTTTAGTCCTGTTTGGATTACCTTTCAAATCATACTGACTTGAGAAGTCAATATCGTAAATCGTTTCAAATATATGTCCCGAACCCGACACCTGAGCTCCTCTTCTTAGGATACCCAAATATCTAGAATCTTCTTTATCCCCCGAAACAGGAACGTTAACTGTAAAGTCAACTAAAGTCACTGAAGGTCTTTTACCCGGTAACTTTAATCCGTAAGTTCTGGCGATATTATATATTGATTGTTTTTGTTGTGCGTAGTCCAACACAGTCTCTTGCATTGTTCTATCAATATGATAATGTAAATTATCACCAATCGCAGCGTTCATATCTAAGAATACCGAATATAATGACGCATCGTTATAATTTTGTATTAAATCTGGGTAATACTCTTTTGTTAGGTTAACTAATTCAGTTCTTAACCCCAAAAAGTCTCTTTCTACGTATGAAATCTTATCTGCCATGGTTATATGTTAATTAAAATGTAATCTCTTTCTGCGAATTGACCAATACTATTTGTGTAATCAATCCTTAATTTGGCCGTGTACTCTTCAGTACCTTTAGCGGCCACCCTATAAAGCCTTTCATCTAATCCTGTTGTAAACTCACCAGGACTTTCTTCTGTTTCTAAATAAGGAGTAACCTTTATACTATTAACCGTTAGTTGTGGTAAAAATTCTTTAACAGATTCATCAACATCTTGTTGTATCTTACTGAAAGTACTCTCATCCATTGGTTCAAATATATGGTCATATAGTTTAGTCCCAAAACTTGGTAAATAATAACGACTTCCTTTTCTTGTTAATAACAAATGAATCAATGCCGCCCTTACTTCTTTACTTGAAGTGTTCGTCATTTTTAAATACTTCCCATTCGTAGAATCCGAAAAAGGAAAATCAATCCCAAAATTATTTATATCCGCCATTTAGTTGCTTTATTACTATAAATATTAAATTAACTATTTTCTCCCATTATTAAAGTCAATAAATAAAAAAGAGGACCTAAGCCCTCTTTTTATCAATCTGTTTTTTTTGGTTATGAACCACATGCTTCACAGTCGTCAGGATTGTCTAACGAACAAACCATATCATTCAATAACTGTTCATCGGTCATTGGTGTTGGTTGTGTTATTTTTGGTGTCTCAATTTGTGGAACAACAACTTCTTTTGGTGTCTCTTCTATTGTAGACATATCAATACCTAAACCTTTTAAAGCTTCTGCTTTTGGTCTCGTCCTCAAATAATACATACCCGTTTTAAGACCCTTCTCCCATGCGTGGAAGTGTGCTGCGGTTAGTTTAGCCGCGTTAACATCTTCCATAAATAAATTCATAGACTGTGATTGGTCAATAAACGCACCTCTATCAGCTGCCATATCAATCAATTTCTTCTGTGAAATTTCCCAAACAGTCTTATACCTATCCTTAACCTCTTGTGGTATCTCATCGATGTGTTGTACTGAACCGTTACCAGCGAACATTTGTAACCTCACCTTATCACTCCAAAGACCTAAATTTACCAAATCCTGTATAAGATGTTTGTTTACCATAACATACTCACCCGATAAAGTATTTCTTTTATAGATATTAGCAGTGAATGGTTCAAAACATTCATTATTTCCTAATATCTGAGCCGTAGATGCCGTTGGCATTGGTGCCATTAATAATGAATTTCTAACACCATGTTCCACCACCTCATCTCTTAACGAATTCCAATCCCATTTTCCTGACATATCAGAGTCAGTGAAACCCCAAAGTTCATATTGGAATTTACCCTCAGAAAGTGGAGACCCTTTAAACGTCTCATAATGACCTTCGTCCTTCGCTCTATCTTTAGATGCGGTAACCGCTGCGAAATAAATTGTCTCAAAAATGTCTTTATTCAATTTAGACGCCAGTTCAGAATCGAAAGGATATCCCATCATTGCGAATACATCCGCAAGACCTTGGATTCCAATACCAATCGGTCTGTGTCTAAAGTTTGAACGTTTAGTTTCAGGAGTCGGATAGTAATTAATATCAATCACTTGATTTAAGTTAACAGTCGTTTTGTATGCGACATCGTATAACATATCAAAATCAAATGTTCTCAAACCTTTGTTTTGTGAACGTACTTTACCTTCAGGTATGTTTACCATTTTTGGTAATGCGATAGATGCTAAATTACAAACCGCAGTTTCATCTTTATCTGTATACTCTAAAATTTCAGTACATAGGTTAGACGACTTAATCGTTCCTAAATTCTTTTGATTAGACTTAGCATTCGCAGGGTCTTTATATAACATATAAGGAGTTCCTGTTTCAATTTGTGATTCTAAAACTTTCGCCCATAATTCACGAGCCTTAATCGTTTTACCTTTACCCTCTGACTCATACTTTTGGTATAAATCACTGAACGCCTTGTTCTCTCCATCATCATAAGCATCTATCAATCCTGGCACTTCATTAGGTGAGAATAATGTCCAATCTCCATTGGTCTTAACTCTCTCCATGAATATATCTGAAATCCATAACGCCAAGAATAAATCTCTCGCTCTTAATTCTTCTTTACCGTGATTCTTTCTTAAATCTAAAAAGTCGTAGATGTCAGCGTGCCATGGCTCTAAGTAAACGGCTATTGACCCCTTTCTTTTACCACCACCTTGGTCTACGTACCTCGCAGTTTCGTTGAATACTTTTAACATTGGTATAATACCATTCGATGTTCCATTAGTCCCTTTAATATAAGAACCTTTAGAACGAATCTTATGAATGTTAAGTCCAATACCACCCGCCGATTGTGAAATAGCTGCACAATCAGATAATGTCTTATAAATTCCTTGAATTGAATCATCGTCAATGTCCAATAAGAAACATGACGATAATTGTGGTCTTTTAGTTCCCGCATTAAACAATGTTGGTGTTGCGTGTGTCATAACTCCTGTTGATAACATATTGTAAGTCGATTCGACTTTTTCAATATTATCTCCCCATATCCCTACGGCCACTCTCATATACAAATGCTGAGGTGTCTCAGCAATTTTACCATCAATCTTTAATAGGTAAGACTTTTCTAACGTTTTGTAACCGAAGTAATCAAAGTTAAAGTCTCTATCATGAACAATCATTTTATCTAATTTATCACCATACTTTTCAATTACTGAATAAGTACCGTCAGAAATCATACCTGCCTGTTCACCTGTTTTTGGTTCAATATAATTATATAATTTACTTGCCACCGACGTGAATTGTTTGTCGATGTTTTTGTACATCGCAGTAATTGCGATACGTGCCGCGAGTATAGAGTAGTCAGGATGTATCGTAGCCATAGACGCCGCAGTTTCAGATGCTAAATTATCCAATTCATCTGTTGTTACACCATCATATAAACCGTTTACGACTTTAATTGCGACTGCGTTGTAATCAACATAATCGGTATTTAACCCGTAAGTTTGTTTTTTAATCCTTAATGAGATTTTGTCTAATCTAACTGTGTCAGTAGAACCATCTCTTTTTAATACTCTCATTTTACTCATCTTATTTTCTTTTTTTAAAAATCAATATCCATTCCACCAAATGGGTCAACTTCATCTTCTTTTTTATCTCCTACACCACTCTTAGAATATTCTGATACTCTTTTCTCGAAAAAGTTTGTTTTATTTTGTAATGCAATGTTCTGCATAAAATCAAACGGATTTGATGAACCGAACTCTTTTGGACATTCTAATGACGATAATAGTCTATCAGTAACGTATTCCAAATATTGTTTCATTAAATCTGAATTCATACCAATCAATGATACTGGTAACGATTCTGTAATAAATTCCTTCTCAATCTCTAAAGCTGAAAGAATAATTTCTTTGATTCTTTCTTGTGGTACTTTATTAATTAAGTGATTGTTGTGTAAGTGTACTGCAAAATCACAGTGTAATGCTTCATCTCTTGAGATAAGTTCATTAGAAAAACTTAATCCTGGCATTAACCCTCTTTTCTTTAACCAAAAAATAGAGGCAAATGACCCTGAAAAGAAAATCCCTTCAACGGCAGCAAAAGCAACCAATCTCTCAGCAAATGAATCAGAATCAATCCATTTTAATGCCCACTCGGCTTTCTTCTTAACCGCTGGTACCGTCTCAATTGCGTTGAATAATTTATTCTGTTCTTCCTTATCTTTAATATAAGAATCAATCAACAAAGAATATGTCTCTGAATGAATGTTCTCCATCATAATTTGAAAACCATAAAAGAATTTAGCTTCAGTATACTGTACTTCACTAACAAAATTCTCAGCTAAGTTTTCATTAACTATACCGTCTGACGCTGCAAAGAACGCCAATACGTTTTTAACGAAGTGTTTCTCACCTTCGTTTAGATTCTCCCAATGACCAAAGTCAGCGGATAAATCTATCTCCTCAGCAGTCCAAAAGGATGCTTCAGATTTTTTGTACCAATCCCAAATGTCATGGTGCTTGATTGGAAAAAGGACGAAACGGTCCTTATTTTCCTGTAAAATAGGTTCTACTTGTTTCATAATAATGTTTTAATTATTTGTTTTGTTTGATTTCCCTAAAGTTTGGTTCCTTCTTTGTAGTGCTTGTAACACACGGTCCCTTCTTTTCTCTTCTTTGTTTTCTTCAAACCCTAAGAATGTATTTGTTTGTTCAGTACTGATATCTAATAATTTATTATCAAACTTACAATTTTCAAATACAACACCGTCTTGTCCTAAACGACTCTTAGTAATAGCGATTGTCGCGAGTCCTAATTCTTTTTGTTGAAGTGTTTTTGCTACAGAAATAATTACGTGTCCAACCTGTGCCTTTTTAATCGACCCACCCATTTGGTCAGTCGTAACGACCTCAGATGAAATCGAAGAACGGTTACCTTGTGTTGCAGTCCAAGCAGCAACATCAAATTCGTAACACATAGCCTCAAATTGTCTCATAATATTTCCTTCACTTTTCCATTCGTCACCACTGAAATTCTTCTCAGCCGCCACACAATCAATATAATCCATTACAATTAAATCGATTTTAGTGCCCTCTGCGATTATCTTTCTAACCTGACTCTTAATCTGTCCCAATGTAAGAGAATCAGATGGTAACTTTTTCAATATTAACTTACCTTCACTATTGGCCTTAATCTCATTTACTTTTGTCATAACATCATCTCGATTGTCTGACAATTCTTGAGGTGCGATACCTGTCCACATAGTGAAATGTTTTCTTTGTATAATCTTAGGATTATCTTCAAAGAATATTTGAAGAACATTATACCCTAAATTATACGCGGAGTTCGCAATTTTACTAAGTATGGTTGTTTTACCAACACCTGTCGGTGCTAATATCACTCCAAGCTCTCCTTTCGCTAAACCACCATTTAAGAGATTATCTAACCCCTCAATACCCATAGGTATCGGATGTCTATAATCATCATCTAAAACAGTACTTAAGTGGTCGAATACGTCTTGGGTTCCCAAATCTTTTTCACCTACCTGTAATGCTTCACGAATATACGCCTCAGCTCTTTCGTAATTTTCAAAGTCTCCTTTGTCCATTATCTCTTTAACTTTAGCCATTGCTTTACCTAACTCTTGTTGTTTACAAAACTTAGTCGCCTTTTCTTGGATAAACAATGGGTCTTTAGATTCGTGCTCTTTGATTTGACGTATCATATCCATGACATTTCTTTGTGCCATTTCTTGTGTTACCTCTAATCTCGCAATTTGCTCGAGTGCATCATATGAAGGTGAAGTTTCATATTTTCTGTGGTACTCTTTCACCATTTGACCAATCAATTTAAAATACTGATTGTCAAAATACTTAGGGTCTATCACGTCAATGATAGTCGTTGCAAATCTCTTATCTTCCACTAAATTATTTAGTAGAGATATTTGAAAGCTATGTCCTAAATATCCAAAATTTTTATCCTTCATATATACTCGTTTAATTAACTACCCTAAAATAAATACTATTAAAGTTTGTAAGTTAGATAGTTTGTTGTTGCGTTTTTTCCTGACAATGTGTCGGTGAAATTTTTTAAGATTCTTCTTAGTGTTGGTCT